CGCACGTTTTGGCCAGCCCAGTAATCTTCACCACAGGACTCCCGGAAGGGACCTGAGATAAAGGACTTAGACTGGTTAAGTGTAAAGCCGCAGAAAGATAGAACAGCTACTACGGACCTAACGGATTCGGTAGGGACGATCAGATCGTCACCGAACACGAAGAAGTCAGAGCCCAAAGAGCACGGGTGACCTTCTAATTCCAGCACAGCTGAAATTAGCGAGGCAAATACCAGTGATTCTAGCTCAAACGTATAGCCGTTACCCATACTAGAGAATTTCTCTAGTTTGACCCAGTGACCGTCCACGAGAGTGAACGGACTTCTAAGAGCGTCGAGCTCGTCGAACCACCTGGGTGGTAGCAACAACTTCACCAAGTTGTAGCACACGGTATCGCTTGCAGAGGAGAGATCGAGGGTAGCGAAGCCCTCACTCAAGGATGAATACAACGTCTCACGACGATGGATCTCTTGAGCATGTTTTAAGTCCCAACCAGTAGACCGCTTTAAGCGATCTTTGATTGATGCCCCGTAACCTAGTTGCCAGAAAACGTTCAACGACGGTTCAACCGCTATCGAACGATCTGTGCGAAAGTTCTTTGGGACTGTGGAATACCTATTCCCACGGACATAAACAGGATCTCGACCGGCCAGGGAGTTAATTCTTCCCCACATGCTTCCAAGGTAAGGAAGCATGTACCAATAGGCACCGGTGGTGAGAGTCGGACTAATAGACATTTTATCAGGTACCGTCGTAAGACGTCCCCTGTCGGAAAAAGTCGAACCTGGCCCGAAACGCCCCTCTAAGTTGTCTAAACTTGGAGGAGCCGGACCGATCCAAGCGCGAATTTTTTCAGCAGCCAACACCAAAAGGGTGTTAACCGCCCTATCCTCTTCACCGAAGGAGTTGAAGAGGTAGGGATTCAAACGCTCGTTAGATCTATAGCACTGATGCTCCGCAGCCCAAAAAGACTTCATCGCTGAAGCTTTCGGGTCGAAGTGTTTGCTCTTAACCGCTGCGTTCTTTTTAAGAACTGCGACGGCCTGAGCTGCTCCGAAGTAGCGAGAGCTGTCTATAAAGTGGCTCGGTTGGTCATGAAGATGAACCAACCCACTAATGTCATCGTATCGTATCATGATCGATACGGCGAGGGCAGTAGCGTTTCCGAGGTCTTCCAAAAAGGCAAAAACCAGATGTGTCGAATTAGGCAACATCATAACACTCCATTAGTTAAAAACTAACCAACAATAATAGCAATATTATCGTGGGGCGTAGCCAGTCTCACCGACTTGCTTGATAAGAGTAGCAGCCATCAGGTTTCCAATCTGATAGGCGGCTTCCTTCAAGTTTGCCGATGGGATTGATACGGGAAGTGTCAGAGTTGCTTTAAAGACAACCTGGTCCTTGGCTGAGTACAGCGTGGTGGTGGAATCCTGGGTAGCATAAGGGAAGGAGGCTTCAATAACCTCGACCCGAGCAGTCCTAGGACCATTCCACTTTGTACCAACCTTCAGCTTTGGACGATGACCAACAGGGAAGCCAGCGGCTTGACCGGTATCTTGACGCCACTCGGCAGGTTGGTTGTCACCACCTGCGCCAGTTAGCTGGTCAAAGATAATATCGGTTACGCCGTCGGCCTTTTTGATGGTAATGCTAGCCATTGTAGGCATAGAGTTCTCACTTTCGTGGGTTAGGTTGTTATGATCAAAACGATCCTAGTAAGTTGCCTTACTAGACACTACATCCGAAATGGATACAACTATAGGAGTCGACGCGACCGATCAGTCATGAACTGAAGGAGGAGCGAAACTTCCGTAGCTGCTCGTGATAGTGATTGTACTTTGACGGGTTTTGCAACAAGAACCGGTTGAATCAGACCGGAGTTACGATCCACATATGAACACAGACCGTTCACGGAGGCATAGCCACCACCTACTTTGGTAAAGACCGAATAGGTGTAGCCGACCTTGTGACAGTCGGTGTGATAGGGATCTTTTAAGGTGCAACCCATAAAGTCGGTCATCGAGGAGATCACGGCCCCGACGTTTACGAACCAATCTACAACAAAAGAGAAAGGAACCAATTCCCAAGCAACCAAAGCAGGGTTAAGAAAACCAAGTTGGTTAGCAAGAAACATGTTCGGGTTTGTGACCTGAACAGTTGCTGACATAACGGACGTTACCGTACCATTACATGTGAGTCGGAAATTCTCACTACCGTTGAGTGACCCTGAATTATTCAGAGTAAACCCTTCGGTACAGGAGGCCCTTCCCCACGATTCCTTGACAGGATTCGCGAGAACCACTAACGAGTCATGCATGTCTTTCAACATTGGCTCCCAGCCGAAGTGATACTCAAGCCACAGATCAGCAAGATTCTGTGAGAAAGAGCGATTACGTTCGTTCCGGTGAGCCGA